ATTGAATATTTCCTACTTTTGTGCTTGAAAAATCATTTACTAAACTTGATGGAGCACCTCCAGTTTGACTTCCACTTCTACTAGCATAATTAGCTAAATTTTCAGTTGATACTGATGGAGATGATCTCATTGTTGTAGGAAATGGAACATTTACTAATGCTTCAGTTGTACTATAACACATACCAAAACCAAATGTTTCATAACTATTATCTCCTCCATAACTTATAAAATATCTTTGACATCTTTCTAAATTCACATCATGTGGCAAGAACTCAAAATCAGATGCAGATGTTCCAGCTTCTAATTGTACTCCTGTGATGTACCATTCGTTAGCTGTGCTATCTGCAAGATTGACTTGACCTACTGCTCTGTTTGCATCTACCAAACTATTCCAAGAAGTATTTAAAGTACCAGATGAATAATTAGTACCAGAAGCTAACCACCAAGTTATTTGTAAGCTATGTAAATTATCATTATCTATTGCACCAGTAGTATCTCCAGCAAAAGTTAAGGTTTTCTTTTCCCAAGTATTAGCTGATGAAATTGTGTAAGATTTAGATATTGACCTATTATTATCTCTTTCTCTAAATTCAGCAATATAAGTTCCTGTTTTATTTGATTTTACCCAAAATGAAAGTGTTGTGCTTTCAGCAGATGAAGTTCCTTTTTTTAAATATTGTAAATTTTGACCCTCAAGTCTTTGTTGTAATTGCATTATATCTCCACTACCTAAACTTGCGTCAGCAGTAGTACAATCTAATTTATAAGATTTAGCAAAACCTTGACCAGTTGGAACATCTGTTGATTGTGTTTGTGTCCATGTTCCAGCCGAACCAATATTAAAATTCCATCTATCACAAGTAAGATAACCACCACCTGTACTTCCAGTTACAGAAGTTCCTCTTTGAGCAATACTCATATCTCCATTTATGATGATGTTTCTAAATGGGTCAGAAACTACCCCTGTTGTCTTTGCTTTAGTAACTGCTGAATCTGAAATATCGGCAGTAGCAATAGTTCCATCAGCAATTTTTGCAGAAGTGACAACACCATCTGCTATATCATCAGTTTCTAAAACTGCATCTGTTGGTTTTGTTCCAAGATAAGCCATTACGATACATCTGTTAAAAGTTGTAAATGAACATCAGCATGGCCTGAAGCATTATCTGATTGTGCTTGAATTTTATCTGATGTTTGTAAAACTATTTTAGGTAACTCAATAGATGAACCTGTAGGTAATGGAATATTCTCAAATATAAATTTTCCAGCAGTTGCTGAGTTATCATATTTTTTTAATGAAACATTTATTGAAGTAGTTGTTGTATTAGCAATAGTTCCAGCAATTACTAAAGATTTATTACTTGCAGTAAATACATCTGTAAGAGTTGCGTCTGTTAAACTTACTTGTGCATCTGAAAAATTGTTAGCCATAATTTATCCTTTTATCCTAAAGCGATTGAAAATGGAATAGCACTTGGGTCAGATTCTGTAATAGAAACACCACTAGGAAGTGTTATTGCATTGGTTGATGTATTAATTGAAAATAGTTCTAAATCATCTGCACCATCAAACAGCTTCATAGCTATGGTATTTGTTGCAGAATTATCTAACCAAATTGTTCCAGCTACAGCAGAACTTGGTCTTGATGAACCTATATGTTGTGAGTTAAGAGCATTAATACTATTATTTAGATTTGATCTAAATGTACTAAATGCTTGGTTATCTAATGTTACTTGTGATACTTGTGCCATATTAAATTATTACCTGTCCTACTCCTTGTGCTATATAATCAAAGGTTCTGTCAATACTTGTACCAGAACTATTAAAAAATTCAATAGTGAACTGAGTTGTTGATTTAGAGGTTATTGAATAATAATCTCCATTAGCCATTGATTGAGCAGAAATACCTATTGCTGGATTTATTTTGAAACCAAAATCATAAGTTACTGTCTTACCACCTGTACCTGAACTAATATCATTTCCACTTTCTGTTCTTTTTGATAAACTTGCATTTACAGTTAAGCTAGTAATTAATGATCTAGCCTTTTGGTCATCAGATGTAAATTTAATTCTAAATTTGAAATAACGACCAATATATTCTCCTGTAACGAATTGAGTAAAATTAGAATAGGTATTATTATCGTCACTTGTTGCAATCTGTAATATAGTATGTGCTTTAGCTGGTGCAGTTCCATCAAAAGGGTTTGGTCTTCCATCATCAAATAATGTTGAAGCTGTTGGTCGGCCACCATCAAAGAATTCAGATACATCTTCAGTTATTTGTGAAATAGACGCTGTAAATTGTCCTTTTAATTTAGCACCTAAATCTATTGTGTTTGAAAATTCGTATATACCACTTGATGGTACTGTTGTTGCACTATCTCCTACAGTTCCTGTAGCTGTTAATCCAAGATAATTAATTGAATTTCTAGTTTCTACACTAACATCAGTTTTATTTCCTGAAAATGCTGTATGTTCATTAATAGTTGTTTGAGTAACAAAATTTGTAGATGCAATATTAGTCGAAATAATAGTTTCATTTGCAGATTGGTTTCCTAATTTATCATTTGCTTTAATAAGATAAGAACCCGTTTTTAGAGGTAGAGTGATATTAGTCGCTGGTCTTCCAACTCTATCTACTAGATCAAAACTATTAGCCCATGTTGGATTTGATAAGTCTGTACTAAATCGAATAGTATAATAATCAAGGTCAAGATCAGGTACTGCTGTCCAACTTAACAATGCTTGATCTCCAATAACATTAATTGCAAAATCTTGAACATCTTGAGGTACTGCTGTTTGACCTACAATTTGTCTAGTATCTGTTATAAATGTACTTGAAACTCCTAAAGAGTTAATTGCTTTAATTCTAACTGTATATTGAGCATTGTCGATAACATTCAATAATTGATAATTTAATGATGTACCTTTACCAATAGTTCTAAAGCTATCTGTTACTGCATTTCCATTTCTGTCAGTTATTTGTTTTACTTCTACTTGGTATTCATCAACAAATTGGTCAGGAGATGCAGAAACTACTACTGCTAAACGAGTAATAACTGTTCCATCATTATATTCAACTAGATTATCTGATAATGTCATTCCAGCTGGTGGCTGAATAGAAAATGGATTAGGTAAAGTTGTATCAGCAATCGTAGGTATAGCATTTTTTGTATTAAATGTATAAAAATTATCTTGGTGTTCAAATAGTTGAACATTTACAGTTAAATCTTCATTAATCTCTATACCTAATACTCTAAAAGGTTTGGCATTAAATCCACCACTAGGATATGTGATTGCAACAATATCCCCTATAGCTAATTCTAAAAATTCTGATGTTAAAGTTAATTGTATTTGTAATTGGTTTCTTGATCTTCTAAGAATAACCTCACAAAGTGCTTCTGCATTATAAGTGTTAGTTACATTAGGAAATTGAAAATTACCCTCTAAAACAGTATTATTATCTGCTGAAAGCATAGTTGCATGTTTAAAAGCTGATTCTACATTAGTGTCATCTGCTGGTGGAAAAGAAACTGTGTCGTTCTGCCAATTCTTAAATGGATTTACATAAGTTCCAATTACACGATTATATTTATTATTTTTTCTTTCTCCTAATACTTTAGCACCACCTACAACATGATCTGATGTAATTGTTTTAACTGCTGACCCTGTACCCTCTATTTTGAGTTTATAAACACCATCATTATAAGTGAATAGTGATCTCATTGGGTTTAAAAGTTTCTTTACATTTTCAATTACTTTTTGGCTGGTATCTATAACAGCATTAGATTCAAATTTAATAATTTCAGGAATAAAATCTGTAACATCTACTCCATTAGTAAAATTAGAAGATAAACTTGTACTGTACGAGCCACCACTTACTTTCCATTGAAAAGTTAAATTACTGTTTGATGGTGCATTACCATAATAAATAATTATAGGATATACAGAACCACTTACTAAAGTTTTACTTCCTGATTGAGTTTGATTTCCATGCCAACCTCTATTATTTACAACTAATTTTGCATTTCTATTATTCTCTACTTCTTTAAATAAATTATCTACAGTTTGACTAGCATCTCCAATATAAACTACAGATGAATCATCTGAGGAAGTTTGAAAATCAAAACTAGCTGAACTAGGTGCTGTAAAATATCCATAATATCTTCTTGAGTTATAAGGGTTTGTAGTTACTGAACTAATAGATGTAACTGTACTTGATGATGTAGGCGATCTATTTAAAAAGAAACTTGGATAATCACTATAATATCCTGTGTAAAATTCAGAAATTAAACCAGCTTGTGATGATACACTTGTTGTTCTTGGTTGGATTAAAATATCTGATTCAGTTGCAGAAGTTTGAAAAGAAGCAAAGTTTGTTTCAAATGCACTATCTGGTAATCCTTTTCCATATCTACTATTTCTTAAATAATCTAATAATACTAATGCAGAATTTGGTGTCCATTTAGTTGTTGTATCTCTAGGGTCATAAATTTTTTTACCTTTTAATGTTACTTTAACTTGTGGAATAGAACTAAAAATATCTTGATTCCATTTAAACCTAAAAGCTACATAGCATACACCTCTTAATCTATGATTAGATGTCCAATTAGTAGAGTTAGTTAATATTGATGAAGCTACTTGATCATCAGTTCCATTAAATGCTTGTATTTGAATGTGTGATTGACTATCTTTATAAAAATTAGCATCTCCACCTGAAACTTCTCTTACTACTCCATGATCTAAGTCGCCATCAAAAATAACTCTTTTATCATCTACGAATATTTGTTCTATTTCTTCTATTTCTCCCTCACAAACTACACCAGCAACATATAAATATTCATTATCTGTTCCTGAAGATTCTATAAAAACTCTAGTAATCCCAACTTGTCGTCTGCCATATACTACAGGAATTTGTGCGTTATTAGATTGTTTATTAATTAATACACCTCGTTCTTCTTCTGGTGTATCAAAATCAGGAATATCAGGAGTAGGAATTAACCACCCAATAAAACTAGTTACAACATTTACAATAGCATCAACTACACCACCCATTAGTGATAACTCCTTTTAAACTTCTGGCCAACTCTATAAATATCACTATCTACTCTTAACCAATTTATAGAATGATCTACCTTTAATTGTTTTTTAAAATAATGATAAACCCAACGCATCATTTTAAAAGTATTTTTAATAGATACAATTTCAATCAACCATAAATTATTACCTGAGTTCCACTCGTTAGATTTTATCTTGCCTGTTTGTTTAAATCTTTTTTCAACAATATCATGTATGTAAGCCCAATTAACAAATCCTACTAATTCGTTATTATCATAAAACTTTTTATATTGATTAAGTTTAATTGATGGCTCTAAATAATTATTAATCTGTTTGCCTTTATATCGATCAAATTTATTAAATAGATTTATAACATCTTGCATTATGCTTTACCCCATTTAATATCTTGTACTGTTTGTGAAGCAAATTCAAAACCTAAATCTCCTGAAAAATGTAATTCTTGTGAACCTGTATTTGTTTTTCTACCCTCTATTTTACTAAAGTCTGACCAATGAGAAGCAACTATAATATTAGCATTAGATTGTTCGATACTTTCATCAATACTAAAAGATTCTATTCTGCCTTTAAATAAAAGAAATGGGTCTGCAATAACTTGTTCATTACTATCTAAAAAGCCTTTATAAACCTCTGCCTCTTTCTCCATATAGTTATTATTTAAAAATAAAGATATTATTGTCTGATCTGCACCAGAAAATGATAGAGTTATATTGCTGACTTCTACTTCTGATGATTCTGTAACACTAGATATTTTAGTAAATAATGAAGAAGCTGTATAAGTATTTGAATCGTAAGTAATATCTTTATAATGATCTGTAAATCTAAATCCTGTGCTTACATTAATATAAACAAGGGTAACAGGCTGTAGGCTATCTGTTTCAAGTTCATTCTTTACTGCTGTTGTTAATGTTCTGGTCATGTTCTTCGTAAGTTGTTTGGGTTACACTTTCTGTACCTTTTAACATAGTAAAATCGAATTTGCTATTAGGTTTCTTATATTCTTTAAGATCGTTAATACTAGCATCTATTTGATCTTCATTTACGATAA